AGTTACTACTGTAGCAGATGGTAAGAATCATGGTCTAGTAATGCATCTTGACTGGTCAGGTTCTATGACCACTACTACACCTTCAGGTACACTTCTTACTGATACTCTTAAGCAAACATATAATCTAATTTGGTTCTGTAAGAAAGTAAACATTCCATTCAGAGTCTATGCATTCTCTAATGGATGGGGTGGAAGAACAGAAGCACCTGAAACATATGTTGAGAAAGAGAATGTACTTTCACTAACTGATTCATTCCAGTTGTTTGAGTTCTTCAGTAGCAAGATGAACAATCGTGAACTTGAACTTCAGATGAAGTATATCTGGACTCAAGCATGGGGAATGAGATACAGTTGGGGTTGCAGACCTATGGAGAAATATAATCTTGGTGGTACACCATTAGCAGATGCAGTTATTTGTACTCGTGCTTTAGTTAATAAGTTTAAAGCAACTGAGAAGGTTGATAAGGTCAATGTGGTTGTTCTAAGTGATGGTGATTCAAATCCAATGTCATACTTAACTAAGTGTGACTGGGCAGATCGTGAATTCCGTAGTGCCTATCTACAAAATTCACACAATAAAGTATTCATCTTACGTGATAAGGAAACAGGTTTCTCTAAGAAAATTAATACATCATACAGTTTAACAACAAGAGAGATTGTAGGATTTGTTAATCAGGTTACAGAGTATAATTGGATTGGTATTCGTATAGGTGACAAGGGTGATATGAATAAAATCTTACGTCAGGCAGATATTAAGTGGAGTGATCAGGAAGTTTACAATAAGCAATGGTCTAAGCAGAAGTTTGTATCTACTGATAAATATGGGTACAGTGAATTACTTATCCTAGGATCATCCAATGTGGGTGGTGATACTAATGATCTTGATGTAAAGGTTAAAGGTGAGATTGCAACCGCAGGAGAACTTACTAGAGCATTCAAAAAGCACATGGGTTCTAAGATGACCAATAAGTTAATTCTTAACAAGTTCGTGGAGCAGATCGCATGACGTTACCTAAGTGGGAGTTTGAATACTATTATAAAGAAGATCGTGACACCTTCCATAAGGGTCACTTGTATGCACCTACTCAAGCGAGAGCGTGTTTAAATTTTCAAAAAGCATTTCCTAATGCTTATATGAAAGACCATCCCCACCCAGTCTCAGGTGGTTCAGAAGGTCAGGAATCAATTGCTACTGATTCATTAAATGACTTAGCAGCATCAACCACTTACAAGGGGGAACAGTTCTAAAACTGTCCACTGACCCTGCCATTATAGTATCAGAACTGCTATAATGTTTATATAAACAAAGAGAAAAAATGCCACAAAAACTTGAACTTTCAACCAATGACATCACAAAATTCATCAAACGCAACTTTGGTAATGAATTTGGTTCTACTGCTATCCGTGCTGCTGTTGATAAGTTTGGAGTTAGTCAACCAACAGTCTTCAAAAGACTTAAACAATTTAAGGTTGGACGAGGTAAGTGGGATCTCACAGTAGCAGATCTTGAGAGAGTATTTGAAGCACCTGCTAAGGCAGTGGATGTAAGTCTGGTTCCTACTAAGGATAAGACCTTCGTACCATTTGGTCCTTATAATGATCTTAAAAAAATAATTCAATCTAAAGCATACTATCCTGTATTCATTACTGGTTTATCAGGTAACGGTAAGACTGTTTCTGTTGAGCAAACATGTGCCGCAACCAATCGTGAATTGATTCGTGTAAACATTACTATAGAAACAGATGAAGATGATCTCATTGGGGGCTTCCGTCTTGTTAACGGCGATACCGTCTGGCACAACGGACCTGTTGTTGAAGCTCTCCAGCGAGGGGCTGTCTTGCTCCTTGACGAAATTGACCTTGCCTCAAACAAGATTCTCTGCCTCCAGTCCGTCCTTGAAGGTAAAGGAATTTTCCTTAAAAAGATCGGAGAGTACGTCAGACCCGCACAAGGTTTCACAGTCGTTGCCACCGCAAACACTAAAGGTAAAGGTTCAGACGACGGCAGATTTATTGGAACTAACGTGCTCAACGAAGCGTTCCTTGAAAGATTCCCAGTAACCTTTGAGCAGTCCTATCCTACTCCAGTTATTGAAACTAAGATCCTACTCAATGTAGGGTGTGAGAAGGAGTTCGCTGATAACCTAGTTAAGTGGGCAGGAGCAATCCGTAAAACATTCTACGATGGTGGAGTGGATGAGATCATAACCACCAGACGTTTGGTGCATATTGCTCAAGCATATAGCATCTTTGGTGACAAGTTGAAGGCACTAACCAATTGTATCAATCGCTTTGACGAGGATACTAAGCAGTCATTCCTTGATCTTTATACTAAGGTTGACGCAGGAGAAGAAACAGTGTATAATGAAGAGGAACTAACAGATGAACAACTTCTGAAGTCCTTAGAATGAGTAAAAAGTACAATGAAGATGAGATACTAAAGGAGATCTCAGACTACATTTCAAGCACTTACAAAGGTCATTACTCTGTCGGTAACGTTCAGACTCTTGACCTTATTGATTCTGTAGGTGATGCTGAAGCGTTCTGTAGAAGTAATGTTCTTAAGTATGCTTCACGTTATGATCGTAAAGGATCATCACGTAAAGATATCATAAAGATTATTCACTACGGTGTTCTTCTTCTACACTTCAATGATAAGCGTGAAGCAGCAGACCGTCTTAATGCAAACAATTCAACCGCCTTCGCAGTAGACTACGACAGATGACAGTAATTTCTAGAGAGACCATTGATATTCTGAAGAACTTCAGCAGTATCAACAAGTCAATTGTAATCAAACCAGGTAGTACTATTAAGACCCTGAGTGTTAACAAGAACATTCTTGCTGAAGCTTCAGTGGAAGAGAACATTGATAGTCAGATTTCTATCTATGATCTAAGTTCTTTTCTTGGATGTCTTAGTTTGTTTGATCAACCTAAGTTTGATACCAGTAACACTCAGTACCTTGCTGTAAGTGACAGTAGTGGAAAGTCTAAGACTAAGTTCTTCTATGCTGATCCTGATGTTATTGTACAACCACCTGATCAGGAGATTACACTTCCATCTGAAGATGTAACTTTTACCCTGACACCAGAAGCTTTGAATGCACTACAACGTGCAGCAGCAGTCTATCAGGTTCCAGATCTCTGTCTGTATGGTCGTGATGGTAAGATGCGTCTCTGTGTAACAGATAAAAAGAATGACACTTCTAACACATATTCAGTAGAAGTGGGTGAGACGGATCAGGATTATTGTTACTGTTTTAAGATTGAGAATTTGAAATTAATACAGAGCGAGTATAAGGTTACTATTAGTAATGCTAATGTTGCCAAGTTTGAAGGTGCAACAGTCAAGTATTGGATCGCTCTAGAACCATAATGAAACCCTGGACTTATAAGTTTCCATTACATAATGAGTTGAAACCAGTCTTACTAAAGAGCATTGAATACTCTGAAGGTAAGACAGTTCAACATGATCCTTATAGTGCAGATGATTCTATTTCTAGAACTGATTACTATGCAGAAAAGTCATTAGATGAGAAACAGTATCTAACACTGCTTCATAATAATCTGAATGATTTCTATGCAGAACTTCATGACCATTACTGTTTGAGAGATTCTCAGTTACTTAATGGATGGTATCAACAATATACTACTGGAGATAAGCATGGATGGCATGTTCATGGTCAAACCTCTGTAGCATTTGTATACTATCTTGAACTTCCAGATCCCAAAGAGTGTACAGAACTCGTAGATTATGATACGATGGTTAAGTTCCAACCAGATGTTGAAGAAGGAGATATTTTTATTTTCCCTGGTGCAATGCCACATAGATCTCCACTCATAACTGGTGATCAACGAAAGACCATCATCAGTTGTAACCTTTCTTTTGGATACATTAATTCTCCTCAACTGGAGAGCAGATTAAAATTATGAATGATCAATTCCTTTGGGTTGAAAAGTACAGACCTAAGACAATTGAAGATTGTATCCTAACAAAACCTATAAAGGATACCTTCAAAGGTTTCTTAGAGGCAGGTGAGATACCAAACTTGCTACTGTCTGGTACTGCTGGTATAGGTAAGACAACAGTTGCTAAGGCACTGTGTAACGAATTAGGAGCAGATTTCTATGTCATTAATGGATCTGATGAAGGTAGATTCTTGGACACTGTACGCAATCAGGCAAAGACCTTTGCTAGTACTGTCTCTCTTGTTGGTGGAGCAAAGCATAAAGTACTTATTATTGATGAAGCGGATAATACCACCAATGATGTCCAGTTACTCCTACGTGCAAGCATTGAAGAGTTTCAGAAGAACTGTCGTTTTATATTTACGTGCAATTATAAGAATCGTATTATTGAACCCTTACACTCACGTTGTTCGGTTGTTGACTTCGGAATAACTGGTAAGGATAAGATGGAGATATCAGGTCAGTTCTTCAAACGTGTTAATTATATACTTGCTACTGAGAATGTAGAGTTTGAGATGAAGGTCGTTGCTGAGTTGATCAAGAAGTACTTCCCTGATTGGAGAAGAGTACTGAATGAACTTCAGCGTTATGGATCCAGTGGTAAAATTGATAGTGGTATTCTATCAATCATTGGTGATGCTCCTATGGAGCAATTAGTAGAGGGATTGAAAGCAAAGAACTTTACAATGGTTAAGAAGTGGGTAGTACAGAACATTGATAATGATATAACTGCTCTATACCGTAAGGTATATGACACCCTATATACTAGACTGAACCCTCAGTCTATAGCAGCAATGGTTCTTATCATTGCAGACTATCAGTATAAGGCAGCATTCGTTGCTGATCAGGAGATTAATCTTCTGGCAAGTCTAACACAAATCATGATGGAGTGTGAATTTAAATGAGTTTATCAAAGCAAGTAGAAGATTCTCTACAAGCAGCACAAGAAGATCTACGTAATGCATTAGCATTCGCTGCAAGAACTGAGAAACCTTACATCAGTAAGCACATTGCTGATATGTTATCTAACATAGAGAATCTAATAACAGTTGCACCACTGTTAGAAAAAGCAGAGGAAGCATTTCAAGATGAGTCTTAAAGGTTTAAAAACACCACTTCGTTATCCTGGTGGTAAGTCTCGTGCAGTGCCTAAGTTAGCACAATGGATTCCTGATCTATCCAAGTATACGATTTATCGTGAACCATTCTTAGGTGGTGGATCTATGGCACTTCACGTCACTAAGACTTATCCTAAACTTAAAGTATGGGTTAATGATCTGTATGAACCTTTGTATAATTTCTGGTGTGTCTTGAGAGATGATGGTAATTATTTGTATGAACAACTAAAGACCTTCAAGCAAGATAATAATGAACCACTCTCTGCTGGTAGATTGTTTAGATCTCAAAAGGAAATAATCAATAACAAAAATGTTCCAGACAAAGACAGAGCCGTGGCTTTTTACATCGTTAACAAGTGTTCTTTTAGTGGTCTTACTGAGTCATCCTCATTCTCCAAACAAGCAAGTGAATCCAACTTCTCAATGCGAGGAATTGAAAAACTCCCCAGTTATAGTGAACTGATCCAGAATTGGCAGATCACTAACTATCACTTTGCTTCGTTACTGGATGATACTCCAGAAGCATTTGTTTACCTAGATCCACCATATGAGATTGGAGACAAACTCTATGGTAAGAAGGGTGACATGCATAAGTATTTTGATCATGATGCTTTTGCATCATCTTGTGACAATTATTGTTGCAAGCAAATGATCAGTTATAATAGTAGTCAGTGTGTAAGGGATCGTTTTAAATTCTGGATCGCTGCTGAGTTTAGTCACACTTACACCATGCGTTCTGTGGGTGACTATATGAAAGATCAGAACGAACGTAAAGAGTTGGTACTAATGAATTATGAAGTGTGAAGTCAAACTCTATGTTGCTGGAACAGTTTTTACTGAGAAGGTAATATGTCGCAACTACGATGAAGCAAGAGAAGTCGCTCTTGCTAGAAACCCTAACGCCAGAATACTTGGTGTCACTGCTGTATTAAATGATTAACTTATTAGCTGCTGCCTCATTAGATCTTAATGAAGCATGGAATATGTCTTGGGGTGAAGGCATTCAATTCATTATTGTTCTTGCATTTGTATACTGGTTGAAGGTACAGATTGATACAAGAGCAGGTCTTGGTAAAAAGAAACTAAGACAACTTAAAACTGTTATTAAAGAAGCAATTCAGGAATCTAATGCAACTTAAAGATTATCTCAATAGCATTAATACAACTAAAGATAACCTAATGGATCAGGATCCCCTCAATGAGAAGGGGTATCCTGCTTATATTATTAATAAGTGTATGTCACATCACATAGACACAGTGATGCATGCTAATGAGATGAATCGTTGTACAAATCTTCCATCTAAATTACAGTACGATTTTTATATAAATACAGTGAGACCGAGGAAGCGTTTCTCTCCTTGGGGTAAAAAGGACACGGTTGAGAACCTTGAACTTGTTCAAAAATACTATGGATATTCCATAGAAAAAGCAAGACAAGCCATATCCCTACTGTCCCCGCAACAACTTGACTATATTAAATCAAAACTGAATACTGGAGGATTAACATGAGCGAGGAACAGGAAATATCGTGGACTAAAAACGATATGATAGAGGTTACACTTAGGGAACCTGATGATTTTCTAAAGGTACGTGAAACTCTCACACGTATTGGAGTAGCATCTAGAAAAGAAAAGAAACTATATCAGTCTTGTCACATCTTACATAAGAAGGGTCAGTACTACATAGTTCACTTCAAAGAATTGTTTGCCTTAGATGGTAAACGGACAAATTTATCTCAAAATGATGTGCAGAGGAGGAATAGGATTGTACAACTACTATCCGATTGGGGTTTAGTTGATGTTCCTAAGAAAGATTCTATATTAGATACTGCTCCACTGAGTCAGATTAAAATTATATCCTACAAGGAAAAAGGTGATTGGGATCTTGAGTCCAAATACAACATTGGAAAAAAGAAAACAACCACGGAGGCTTAAATGGCAGATGATAAAGAAGAAGTCCTTGTAGAAGAGGAAGAACAGGAAGAGAAAAAGAAGGGTGCCTTTGGTAGACTAAAGGATGCTATTCTTCCAGATCAAGATGAACAAGCAGCATTACTGTCTAGTATGGTTAGGCTTGGTGTCTTGGTGTGGTCAGGTGGAATATTGACTCTTAATTATGTGGCGATTCCAGGTGTACCGCAACAAAAAATAGATCCAACTTT